CAATGGGCCTGTATTTCTCTACCGGGTGTGTAGCACATAAAACTCTTTTCAGCTAGGGCTACACCATGCGCCCAATCACAGTCGTTGTAGGTGAATATGGCTATTCCGCCGGGTCTCAAACGTGCAAACATACTGTCCAGATATTGACGTACAACCTTCATGGGTTTGTAGTTAAAGTAGTTGTAGGCAAATATCAACCCGTATTGATTCACAGGTAACTGCCACATTGCGTCGGTGTGTTCGTAGTCATTGATAACATACGGTCTCAAACGACGTTGGTATTCTGGTGTAAATGCTTGCACAGCAGGTTCGAGTAATTCTTCGTGTTGATCTACCACATACAATGGATCCAATGGTACCAAATCTTCAATGAACTTTTCCCGACCAGGACGCATGATCAATCCGGGCAGTCGCCAATCTGTGTACTGTAGCAGTCGTCCTGTGAGCAACAGTCGACTGTCAGGATCGATACTGAGACGACGATTCAAAATGTATTCATTGGTTTCATAACACATTTCTTCTTCATACAGTCGTTGGCTGGCTTGATATTGTGCAGGTTCAAGTGCTGAAATTTGTTCACGCACATTTGCTTTAAGATCATCCAGTGCAGTTTGTGCATGTTGGAACTCACGAGCAATAGCATTGATCTTTTCAGCAAATGCACTGCCATACTCATCAACTTGTACAACATGATTTGCTACCACATGACCTATTTCATGAAACCGTCGAACAGCCGCATGGTAGTCAGGAGCAAGTTCATTACTCTCCAACAAATTCAAATATCCAACCAGTTCGCTAAGTTTCATTCAAAAGAAAATAAAGAAGTAAATGTGTTTTCTGTGTTGGTGGCCGCAGCCAAGTCCCAGTCCAACACACCCAGCAAGTTGTCAATCTTTTGATCCACCACAGTGGCTTCCATTTCTGTGTCGTCAAAAGGCAAGTCCTTGAACCACTGCGGCAAATGCATCTCGTCTGTGGGATAACCAATCGATGTCCAGCCTAGCGCATTGCTTCGCAGTTTGCACACAATGGTCTTCATGCCGTCAACCACCTGCATACTGTAGTTATCTGAATTCATTCTTCGCAAGTTGTTCCAGTTTAATGCCGCACGTACATGTCCGGGCATGTTGGCTTTGCCTAAACGTTCTTCTTCCTTGCCGTACTTGGTCAGGTTGTTCACACGTTTGGGCGAGCCTTTTTCCCAGCCCGGTCGCTCTTTGAATTCATACTTGAACTCACGCACACGTTCAATGATGTCATCACGTTCAGCACCAGCCAGCACTTTATTTAGAATTTCTAACAAGAAGTCTTGAATAACTTTGGGGGTATCACTTCGCTTCAAGTCCAGACCAGTGGCCTTGGTCTTGCCAATTGCACCGTTCACATCCAGTCGTTTGTTTTCAATGTCAATGGCATTTACAGCATAGCGTTTCTTTGTGATAAACAATCCACGGTCTGCCACTGTTTCGCGACCAGCTTTGATCAACTCGCCCATGTCTCTGGGACAGTGGAATGCACGTTCCATAAATGCCGGGAATGAATCATTCACCTGGTCAGCAATGCTATCGTACAGTTGAATGCAGATTTCCTTCGACCAGGCCATGCGACCTTCCGCAACTTCTTGTTTGAGCACAGGCCATGCTGAAAAGTAGCATGAGTCTGTGTCGCCATAGATAACTGCTCGACCCACGTGATCATATTCACCTGTTATGCACTCATTCAAGTGCGCATCCATGTGCTTGGCAATACTACGCCCAGTTAAGGTGGTTGATTGTCCAATGCGCTTGTCAAAAAATCTGCAGCCAGGGTTGAGAATAGCACCATACAAACTGTTCAAGTTGATCTTCTTGACTAACTGACGCTTGTCCCAGAACGCAATCTCTTTGGCATCTTTGGCTTCTTTCTTTTTGGCCTGCATCTCTAGACGTTCACGATACCAACGTTCCAGCAAGCCAGGAATGACGCCTTTCTTTTCGTAGGTGAATATGGTACCATTTGCACTCAAGACCCAAGGCTGGTTAGAGTCAAACATCATGTACCAAATTTCAGCACCCGAGTGTACAGTTTCTTCGCCTGACTGCCAGTCAATGGTGATCTCTGTGCCACGTTGCTGTTCCATCACTGCTGTGTATTCTAACGAAGCAAACACACCTTCCCATGCAGCCGCAAATGAATCACCCTTGGCCATTTTGTCCTTGATGTAACGGTCTGTCATTACAGGACGCAGTTGACCTACGATGGTTTCTGGTCCCATGTTCAAGGCACGAATTGCCGACGGATATAGACTGTTGATGTCCACACTCCCAATCCACTCATGTAATCCTTTCTTGGGATACGCCACATAAGCACCTGCGGCCTGTGTGTCCTCGTCAGTGAGTCGCTGTTGTCGATTGGGCACAACCATACCACGTTCATGTGCTTCGTTGATGATGGCCTGTTCAGTCACAGCCACAGCACCCATTGTGGTGGCTAACAACACAGTGTTGGCATGTGCCAGTTCACTGGCCAGTTCCAAGAAGCGTAACTTCTTGTCCAGTTTGTCCAATAACAAGGTATCTTGCCGGTTGTATTCAATAAAGGTTCGGAAGTGTTGGTTGTACAGTTGATCCAGGGTGCCTTCAAACTGTGTCTTGCGCTCACCCAGTTCGTACTCAGCAATGGCATCCAGGCTGTAACTGTGACGCTCTTCATAAGTGTACTTGCGATACAGTTGCATATAGTCCATATGCACACGACCCACCAGGTCATAGGTTTCGTTCTCAGCACCAAAGCGTTCAAACACACGCTTCTTGGGAAACTGTCCCCACAAACAAAAACGTCGGGTGTCATCTTTGCTGAGCACTCGGGTAATACGATTCACTGTGTAGGGTATGTCATAGCCTTCGGAGTTCCAGCCACTCAAGATGTCTGCATCATCTATGAGATCCAGGAACATCTTCAACATTTCTGTTTCAGACTCACACAGCACAGTGTTTTCAAATTCCCCACAGATCTCACGAGCAGTCTCTGCACTCATGTGGCGTGGTGCTACCACAAGTGTGACCAGTTGCTCCAGCCAATTCAGATATACCGATATGGCAGTGATAGCATTGAAAGGATCTGTCACAGGAGAGAATCCACGCACTGGATCAAACGCAACTTCAATGTCAAAAAATGCTGTGTGTAAGGTGGGGGCGTCTTGGTCTTTGTAGTTTTCTTCAAAACAACGGAATATGGGATTTATGTCCGATTCGTAGATCTGTCGCCCGCTTTGTGCTCGAACTTCCTTGCGAAACTCTTTGTTGTTGCGTGTGCTAAATCTCGACACAGGTGTGCCGTAGATGCTTTGAAATTTGCCCCGGGCATCGTCGTAGTAAAAAACATAATTGGCAGGGTACTCTCGGTACTGCCTCTGGCCGTCTCGGCGTTCTACCACGTGAATGCGATCGTGCTCACGATCAAATAGTGCGTCAATATAACTCATTGTTCTCCGTTTGTGGCCGGTAAGCCATGATACATGCTCTTAAGTGAGCGACTCATAGGTATTTATAATCCTGCAAACCACGTGCCTGATAATTGCTTTACTTTGGCAATTTCTATTTGGGCCGGTTGATGTTCGGGATGTGCAGGATCAAAAACATCGTGTGATTTAAACTCCGACCTACTCCACGTACCCCAACTTTGTAGTCTAGAATATTCTACTACATCTACATCAAATTGTTGACATAATTGATAAAATGATTCCATCTCTGGATAATTTTGTTGTTGCACAATCATTCTGGTGTGTAATGCAATACTTTGAGTGTGCTTTTTATTTTGCAAAAATTTCATAGCATCTAGCAAATTTTGCCAAACGCCGCCACGGCGTATTTTTTCATAGGTGCTGGCTGTTGCGGCATCAATGCTCACAGTTATCTTTTTTACCGATTGTTGCATGGTGCCTAGACGGTGCCAATTCTGTTCGCACATCAACCCATTTGTCCCTATGTCTAATTCTACATTGGGAAATTTATTAGGATCGATAGAATTTATAAAATTCATCAACATAGGACTGGCAAAAACTTCTCCAGTGCCACTGACTTCCAATTTTATTTTTTGGTCAGTGGCATAAGAAAACAAGTTATCTGAAATAATTTTGCCTACAAGTTGTTGTGCTTGTTGCTGGTCAGGTGGAGTTTTTTTCACTTGAGTTCGACAACTGGGGCAACTTAGATTGCATGTTTCGTCACCTTGCATACTGATATGATGTGGCATGATGAACTTTGACACATCATCAAACAATGCTGCTATGTTGGGTGGCACAGTGTCAATGGTGTTCAATCCATTGTTGGTAATAACCCCACAAAACTTTTCATCACAATAAACATAAGAGCCGTCCACAATGCTCTGTCTAATTTGTTGCGCCAATCCAGACGCCAACATGTCTTGCAATGTGTTCTCGGTTAAATTTCCAATTGTAGTAGGCATCCAAGCACCACAGCCGCACAGCCTTACGTCACCATTGAGTGTGATCTCAATCATGAGAAAAGGCGATAAACAGTATTGTCCTTGAAACTGTTTAATTGGAAAAGTTTTAATCACAAATTACAGAGTCTTGCCCACAGTTTCAAGAATTGTTTCCAACAGTTCTTGATCTTGTTTGGTCTTGCCAAATTCGGCCTTGTGTGCCACGCGGATGGCTTTTTTCAACACAGCCGGTTTGATTTCTAATTCTTCTGCAATGGCCTTGATGGTGTCGGTCAGGCCGCCTTGCAGGGTATCAATTTCATGCATGACCTGCATGCCTTCGTTGATGATCTGGGTGAGTTTGATCTTTTGCTCGCCGTTGAATGTTTTGGTATCCATGTATACTCCTAAAACACTAGTATAACACAGATTTTGATGTTGTCAAGAAGAAGTTGCTCACTTATGGGTTCCAGTAGCGAATTGGATGACCAAGGCAGCAGCCGCCTACCCTCGCAACTAGTGCGGTCCTAAGGGTGTTTAAGTTGTTTCCTTCTCTTAGTTTGCCATGGAAGGAGAACTGACCACGTTGCCCATGCCAAATTGGAATTCCAAAATCAACCGGGCATGCATTGAATTTTCAGCGAAAACCGCAGTCCTTACAATCTGTCCCTTGACTAGCACAGTGGCCACGTATTTGTTCATACACGTGATTGTTTAATACCGGCCAGATGTTGCATACGGTCTATGCTTTCGTTGACGCTGTATTGATCCACATAGTTCTTGCCCACTTTGGCACCTGATGCGCCACCGAACCCAACCCCCGCAGTTCTAGTTGCCGTGTGCTGTTGTCCGGGCTTGCCCAATGCACCTGTGGTGTCAGTGTACTTGGCTGAGACTGACTTGGTTCCTGCCAATTGTCCCTTGGTATAATCAGCAGACTTCTGAGTGGCTGTCATGTTCAAGTTTGGAGCAACATTTGTACTGGCAGAAAATGTACGAGCACCACCAGGTGTCAAATTTCTTGTGGCAGTGAGATCTACTCCATGAACATTGGTCGTACCC